ATAAGGTAGAGATTTTAACTGCAGCAGATGTGGTTGTTTGGACTGCGACTTTTAAACCAAAAACAGAGTGTAGATACGAGCCAGTTGTGGTAGATTTTATTAACCGATATGGGGCATGGCAACGTGAATTTTTCTTTAAGGCATCGAATACTAACATCAACGTAGAAACATCGGAGTACAATTTGCTACAAACTAATTTAGTTAGCTATTCCAAATTTGAAGGGCAAAGAAGAACGTTCAACACCAACGGAAAAGAAACAATCAAATGCAACACCGATTGGGTAAGCGAAGACTATGCGGAAACGATTAAGCAATTGATGTTATCTGATAGGATTTTGGTTAACGACAGACCGGCTAAAATGAACACGAAAAGCACCGAGTTATTTAAGTCAATTAATACCAAAATGATTAATTACGAAATGACTTTTGACATTGCAAACGATATAATTAATTCTGTAGTTTAATGAGAGATGTACAAATTTATATTGAAGGCAAACGACTTGAATTATTCAACGATGAGAAGATTGAAATAAATTCATCCATACAAAATATTCAGGATTTTGCAAGGGTATTTACGGATTTTTCGCAATCGTTTACTGTGCCAGCATCTACTGTTAATAACCAAATATTTCAGCACTTTTATCAGTCAGATGTTAACGCAACAATCGACCATCAAATACGTAGAGACGCAAAGATTGAAATTGACTTAACTAATTTTAGAACGGGTAAGATTCAAATAGAGAAATCTAATCTAAAAAATGGTAGTGTTGAAAGTTACACATTGACATTCTACGGAGATATTGTTACGCTATTTGATTTGATAGGTGACGAGAAAATGAATACATTGGATTTGTCAGCCTATTCACATTTATATACGGGTAGCGAAGTACAGAGCAGAGTTACAAGTACGGCGGATTTGGATGTTCGTTATCCTTTGGTATCTTCATTGCGTGCATGGGAGAATTCAGGAGGTGGAGTGAATGACATTACACAAACTGCACACGCAATTGCATACACCGAGTTGTTTCCTGCAATAAAAATAAGTAGATTATTCCAAGCAATAGAGACAAAATACGACATTGATTTTCAAGGCTTATTCTTAACTGATAAAAGATTTACCGAGTGTTTTATGCACTTGAAAAATAAGGCGGAGTTTAAATTTCGCACTGCGTTTCAAAGGGTGGATTTGGTTACTACATCACCTACAAACGATTACTTTGATTTAGTAGAGGATTCTTTGCATATACAATATATAGACCCTGCGATTGCTGCGGTAGATGCTAATACACAATCACATCAAATTACAATTGCAATTTCTTACGTTTCAAATTCAGCTATAAATTATTACATTGATATTTTTGAAAATGGAATTTATCAAACTACAATTACGGATTCAGGATTAAATAGTTATTTAGTTTTAGATTACGTGAACGAGCCTGGTTTAGATAAGAAAATCACTCTAAATATATCTTCGGATTTTCCTTTAACCATGAAGGTAAATATGCAATATCAACAATCTTATTATATAGAAGACGCATACGGAAATCCTTCAATATTGCAACAAAGATTATTTATTGGATATGGTATAAACCAATCTTTAATCGGAACAGTTGATTTATCCGCCGTTATGCCGGACATGAAGATAGCTGATTTCATTACTGGAATACTTAAAAAGTTCAATCTTACCTGTTATGGATTAACACCATATTCATTTCAAGTTGAGCCGTTAGAAGATTGGTATAAGAAAGGCAGAATATTAAACATTACACCATATACTGACATCGATTCTGTAGATATTGAGCGCATTAAAGTATACAAAGAGATTGCATTTACGCATGAAGTATCACAATCTGTTACTAATGTAGAATTTTACGATACATTTGGCAGACAATACGGAGATTTGCAGCAGTCTTATAACTACGAATCAAGCGAATACCAAGTAAAAGTGCCATTTGAAAATCTATTATTCAACAAATTTACAGGTACAAATTTACAAGTTGGATATTATTTGGATAAAACTTTAGCGCCATACATTCCGAAGCCTTGTTTAATGTACATTGAAGAGGCAAAAACGTGTAGTTTTAAGTTTGATAATGGTTCGACTGTTCCAACATTAACAAGTTATAGACCATTCGGGCAGGATTTAACCTATAATAACTTCAAATGGTCGCTAAATTTTGGTGCTGATATTTCAACTTTGTACAATGTTGTGAATCCAAATAGCATTTATAGCGTATATTATTCAGGTTATTTAAACAACTTGTATGCACGTAAAAATAGAATGTATACGTACAAGACTAAACTGCCAATTTCTATTTTAACAAGCCTTAAATTAAACGATAGGTTAATCATTCGAGATAAGCGTTATATCATAAACGAAATGAAATCCGAACTTACAAGCGGTGATGTTACGTTTGTTTTAATATTGGATTTCAGGGCAATGAATGCGATTACAACATCTCCAGTTCCTAAACCAAGCGGAACAATTACAGTACCTATATTGGTAGGAAATCAAGTCACTAAAATAACTATTGATGTGGGGACTACCGGAGTAACTGCGGACAAATATATCGTAACAACGGATGACAAAGTTCTATTCACTTATCCTGAAAATACAAGTGATTTCTTCCTTATAGCCGCAGAAGATAGCGCAACAATTACAAGCGAAGAATTGATATCATTACGAAGCGAACAAGGCGGAGGAAAAGTTTATCCTATTACGCTTACAACAGAATATGAAAACGGAGATTTAGATTATAGTACCTTATATATAATTCAAGAATAATGATAAAAAATATTATTGCAATGCTTCAAATCGGAGAGCATTTAGGAGTATCGGAGAACATCGAAATTGCCAAAGGAAAGTACAAATTTTCAACGTCTATAAAGGCACATTGGAAACAAGCAAGACGAGAAATAATAATGATAAAGACAAAAGGCAATGGCGGAAAAGCGGACAATTGAATTAGAAGTAAAAGAATCGGGATTCAAATCCTTAAAAGCGCAGTTAAGAGAAGCCCAAGCAGATGTTGCTGCGTTATCGGATAAATTTGGTGCGACATCTAAAGAGGCTGCTGCTGCTGCAAAGGCGGCAGGTATTCTTAAAGATAAAATTGCCGATGCAAAAGACTTGACAGATGCCTTTAATCCGGATGCTAAATTTAATGCGTTAAGTGGTTCAATAGGTGGAGTGTTAAATGGATTCCAAGCGTATGAAGGCGCAATGGGATTAATAGGTGTTGAGTCAGAAAGCCTGCAGAAAACCTTACTAAAGGTACAATCCGCAATGGCATTGTCTCAAGGTATTCAAGGCGCATTAGAGGCAAGAGATAAATTTATCGCATTAGGTTCGGTTGTTAAAGATGCGTTTGCAAAAATGACTTCAGCAAGTAAAGCATTTATGGTTACCGGAATCGGTCTTTTAATTGCCGGAGTTGGTTTACTTGTTGCTAATTGGGAGTCAGTTAGTCAGGCATTAGGAGCAGCAACAGATGCACAAAGATTAAATAGCAAAGTTATTGCAGAAGCTACAACTGCCATAAGCAAAGAGGTAAATGCTGCTGATACTTTAAGTAATTCGTTGAAAGACGAGACATTAAATCGTGCTGAAAAAGTAAGATTAATAAAGGAATTTCAAGCGGATTATCCGGGCTTGTTGCGAAATGTTAATTTAGAGAAAGATTCTATTAAAAGCATTAACCAACAACTTGGTGACAATATAAAACTACTTCAATTACAAGCTGAAGCAAAAGCACTTGCCGCAATTCGTGAGGAAACATATACAAAGAAATCACAACTACAATTACAACTTCAAACCGAAGCAATAGAAAATGCCGGTACTGCTACATTTAATTATGGTGAAAGTGCTGCAAATGGTTTTTTAGGATTTAGTTCAGGTGCTGAAAATGCAGCAAACGCAACCAAGAAATTAGGTGACTTTCAAAATAGTTCTACTAAATCTTTAGAGAAGCAAATCAAATCCATTGATGACTCGGAAAAATCTTTAAATAAAAAGATTGATGCATTAAAGAAAACAGGAGCAGCAACTGGAGAATTAACAGATGCTGAAAAGAAAGCGGAAGAGGCAGCGACTAAATTAGCGGAAGAAAGAGCAGAAAAAAGAAAGTCTGAATTAGAACAATTAAAGCAATTTTTAGCTGATGCTGCAAAGATAAATTTAGATTCTGTAAAGACTAATCAACAGATTGAACTTGATGCAATAGAGGAAAAGTATAAAGCACAAATTAGATTAGCTGCAAAATATGGAAAAGATACATCTGATTTAATTGATGCGCAAGGAATAGAAGAACAAAAAATAAAACAAAAATACGTTCAAGTTGAGATTGATGAAATGGATGCTATTGTATTGAAAAAATACGAAACATCTGATTTATCAATTGAAACGCTAAAGTCACAAACGGAGACTGAAAACGCAATTAAAAAAGAAGCAAGAGATAAAGATTTAGTAGCTGATAAAGAAGTAGCGGCTGCACAAATAGCATTAGCAAAATTAACAAGAGACCAAAAGATTGAAGCTGCTCAGGCGGTATCTAATACATTCGCACAATTAGCTAACTTATTAGGCGAACAAACGGCAGCAGGTAAAGCAGCAGCAATAGCAGCAGCGACAATAGAAACATTCTTATCAGCACAAAAGGCTTATTCCGCAACTGTTGGTATTCCAATTGTAGGTCCTGTATTAGCACCAATAAATGCGGGTATTGCAATTGCTGCGGGTATTAAAAATATCAAAGCAATTACATCTGTTAAAACTCCAAATGGTGGTGGTGGTGGAAATATGCCAACTGCACCAAGTGGTGGGGGTGGTGTTACTGCGCCTAATTTCAACATCGTAGGCAATTCAGGAATTAACCAACTCGCTGAACTTGGCGGGCAACCAATACAAGCGTATGTAGTAAGTGGTGAGGTTACATCGGCACAAGCATTAGATAGAAATCGAATACAAAATGCAAGTTTTTAAATTATAGAAATATGGAGAAAAGACAATTAATAGAACTAATTATTGACGAAACGAATTTAACGGATGAGGTATTCGCAATATCAGTTGTAAATAAGCCTGCAATCGAATCGGATTTTATTGCTTTATCGGAACAAGTAGTGGAATTGAAAGTAATTGATGAGGAGAAGAAAGTGCTTATGGGTGCTGCATTGATTCCAAACAAGAAGATACCGAGATTAGATAAGAATGACAAAGTCTACGATATTTGGTTTTCCGAAGCCACAATCGAAAAAGCAAGCCAGTTGTTCTTAATGCGTAACTATCAAAACGAGGTTACAATGGAACATAACCAAAAGTTAAAGGATATGTCTGTTGTGGAATCGTGGATTATTGAAGATAGCGAAATGGATAAGTCTAAATTGTACGGATTTTCGTTTCCTAAAGGTACTTGGATGGTCGCTATGAAAGTAGACAACGAAGATGTTTGGAACGATGTAAAATCCGGTAAGATTAAAGGCTATTCCATTGAAGGTAGATTTTCTGATAATATGGAATTGAAAGCAATAGAAGACGAGCAAGAGTTAATAGAAAAAATTAAACAAATACTAACTAATAATGGAAAATAAAACACCAAGCAAAACAAGTCCTAAAGGTGGCAAACGAGGTTGTTTATGCAAGAACGGAACATACGATAAAAAATGTTGCGATGGAAGTCTACAAGCGCAAGGGATTGGAAGTGCAATTTCTAACACAGTAAATAACGTTGAAAGAACAAGCACAACAAGGGTTATAGTTAGCAATTAAGCAAAAAATTAAAACAAAAAATAAACAATTTAATTATAGTAATATGAGGATAATAAACAAAATCAAAACTTTACTTGAAATGGAAGTAAAATTAGAACAAATGAAACTTGCTGATGGAATGACAGTTTTAGAAGCTGATTCATTCGAAGCTGAAATGGAAGTTTTCATAATTACAGAAGACGAGCAAAAGATTCCAGTACCAATTGGTGAATACGAAATGGAAGACGGACGTATTTTGGTAGTAATGGCAGAAGGTGTTATTGCAGAAATCAAAGAGAAAATGGAAGAAGAAGAAGTTGAAACACCTGAAGCAGTTGTTGAAGAAGAAGTTGCTGCGGAAGTTGAAGCACCTACAGCATCTGTAACACCAAAGAAAACTATCGAGTCAGTAACTAAAGAATCTTTCTTCTCGGAAATCGAAGCATTGAAAGCTGAAATCGTAGAATTAAAAGCACAAATTGAAACATCTAAAGTTGAAGAAATCGTTGAACTTGCTGAAACGCCAAAGCCAATTTCATTTAATCCTGAAAATACTACAAATGTAGAGGGAATGAAATATGCGCAGAACCGTTCAAGAACAGTTATGGATTCAATATATGAGAAATTAAATAAATAATAATAATATAAACTTAAAAAAAATTAAATTATGCCAACAACAGTAAATATCAGCACATCGTATGCTGGTGAGTTTGCAGGAAAATACATCGCTGCTGCTCTTTTGTCTGCTCCAACTATCGACAAAGGTGGAGTTACAGTAATGCCAAACGTAAAATTCAAATCAGTAGTTAAGAAAGTTGCTACAGATGCTAACCTTATTAAGGATGCTTCATGTGATTTCACACCAACTGGAACTGTTACTTTAACAGAAAGAGTAATTCAACCTAAAGAATTGCAAGTAAATCTTAACCTTTGTAAGTCAACATTTGCATCTGATTGGGAAGCAATTTCAATGGGTTATTCTGCATTCGATACATTACCAAAAACATTCTCTGATTTCTTAATTGCTCACGTTTCTGAAAAAGTTGCTGCTGCTACAGAAGCTTCAATTTGGACGGGTGTTGGTGCTACTTCAGGACAATTTGCTGGATTCGGTTCAATCGTTTCTACAGATGCTTTGTTGCCAGCCGCTCAAGAAGTTGCAGGTACTTCAGCTATTTCTGCTGCTGCAACAGTTATTACAGAATTAGGTAAAATTGTTGATGCTATTCCTGCTACAGTTTACGGAAAAGAAGATTTGAAAATCTACGTTCCTTCAGGAGTTGCAAGAGCATACGTTCGTGCATTGGGTGGATTTAGTGTTGCTGCAACATCTAATTCAGGTACAGAAGCTAAAGGTACACAATGGTATACAAATGGTGAACTTTCTTTTGATGGTATTCCTTTGTTCGTTGTTAATGGTCTTGCTGCTAATACTGCAATTTGTGCGCAGTCTTCTAACTTGTATTTCGGCACAGGATTAATGAGTGACATGTCAGAAGTTCAGGTCTTGGACACCTCCTCAACATTAGGAGACAAAAACGTAAGAGTAATCATGCGTTATTCAGCAGGTGTACAAATTGGAGCAATCGAAGACGTAGTAACATACGGAATTCCTAACGCTGCAAACTAATTAATTAATTTATAAACTTTAGAGGGGATTGGGTTGTTCCTTTCCCCTTTTTTAATACTTAAAAATATGGCTTGTGAAGTAAGTATGGGAAGACTTGAATCGTGTAAAGATTCAGTTTCCGGATTATTAAATATATATTTTGCCAATTATGGTGATTTAGAAGCGTCTGATGTGGTTTATGGTGCAGGTGAATTTACCGACCAAATTACTGCGTGGAATAATACAACATCTATTCCTTTGTACAAGTACGAATTGAAGGGTGCAAATGGATTTGAACAAACTATCCAAACATCAAGAGACAATGGAACGACTTTCTTTGAGCAAGTTTTAACAGTTCAATTGAAAAGCCAAGATGCTGCGACTACAAAACAAGTTAAATTGTTAGCTGCAGGTAGACCAAGAATCATTGTTGAGACAAGAACTCATCAATTTTTCTTAATGGGATTAGACCAAGGCGCTGATGTTACTGCAGGAAGTATCTCTTCAGGTACTGCAATGGGTGATTTCAATGGTTACAATTTGACATTTACTTCAATGGAAGTTAGTCCTGCTAATTTTATGGATTGTGTAAGTCAAGCAACTTTACTTGCTCTTTTTGATGGTGGAGCAACTGCGGTTGAAAGTTAATTAATAACAAAAAATACATTCAATTAAGGCGGCTTTTATAGGCCGCCTTTTTTGATTTAAAAAACAAAATAACGAAAAGTTAATTATAGTTATATATGATTATTCTAACAACCGAAAATGTAAATACGCAACAAGTTTTCTTCATTCCAAGAAGTACAACTTTCACCAAT